GGGAAATCGTGCTAGGCACGAAACTAAACATTACGACTATATATGAAGTAAAACTCCGCGGCCGAAACCGCATAAAAACCTTCATAAAAGTGTTGTAATGTTGTTTCGGACCGTATGCCCTAAAAGGGACCCCGCGGCCGTATCACGGGGTTCACCAGACTAGCCTGTTGCCAGGGCAGTGGGTGACACTAAGTAATTGAGAACTGGGCAGTTCAGGAAAAATATGACATTAAAATCGGGCCCAGTTCCGCAGAACAGGTCAAGAGTCATGTTTGCATCGGTGGTAGTTGCGGTTGTTATGCCGCGCTTCACCGTGACCTCTACCAAATCGTAGTCGATACGCCAGTTTCTAGCTGTACTGGAATATGGATCAGTTTCATTCGCAGGAATGAACTTGACAGGCAAGTAATAGGGAAAGTTGAACGCAATCCCTGCTTGGGTCCGCTGGTTGGTCAAAGCCATACCTGCTGCTCCTTGCCTTTCCACATTCGCAGGAGTATTAAGATTCTTCATCAATTGTGACGTCGAATTCGCTGCTAACGTAGAGTATGCTCTTGGTTTATAACTGGGTGGAACGTCTGAAAGACGGCACACAGCTATGGAATTAATGCAGTCCATAGAATTTCCTGCATTATAGATACCATTTATGTTATAATTGACGCTGCCCTTATATCCCACAAAGCACGCAACAATCCAATTAATTGGATGGTTACGCACAAAGTTAAAATCAAAGTTACTTCCGGGGACTAAGACTCCGGCAGCTCTCTCCCACCCTCCGGTTTGGTATCCGTACGTTCTGGGTGTCCGTTGTAGTGGGAATGAGAATGTCATAAGGTTGCCAGCCCAATCGGCATCCTTAGGAATGATTTGTGTCCAGCATTTACTCTGGCGATGTAATAGTTCTCTCATTGAAACTATTTTTTCACCGAACACTTCATCATATGTTTGGGGGTCGCTCTGTGTGGGCTTATTGAGCTCAATGGTCTTCCCCTGAAGACTTAGGAGAGACATATCCTGTCTCATATTCCTAGGTCCGGCAAACTCAATGTTTTCCGCCGCTCGCACGAATACGAGCACGGTCAACGACGAAGTAGCCGTTGGTGCTGAGAGTACGTTCAATACTCTCATCTGAATGATGCCATTATGATTCCATGTGCCTGTTGGGGCACCGCCATTGGACCAATTTTTGGCGTTGACATTCGTGGTTAGAGGCATGAAGAGTTCCCCTTGCATATAGGGGACACGGAATTCGATTTCGTCATCCTCATCAAGATCCACAACGATGTTAAAGACACTAGGGTCTCCAACAGTCGGCATCAAACTCGGGTCAAATTGCTGAGAGTCCCAGCAAATATTAAGACGACCCTTATGGTATTTTGTCTTAATTATTTTAAAACGGAAGATTATATCACCCCTCCAATATTGAAAAAACTCAGTTGGGTAGCTCATGGGGGTATGGTAAATCTTGTAATTCGTCGTACCTTCCGTTTCGTAGAGAGATGGTTGCACTGATGCCGTAAACAAAATATCATCCTCTACGTTGGTTGTCGTCCACAGAGTTCCACCTAAGAAACTCTCCCTGCTTGCGAAGTTCGCAATATGTAATGGATCAACTTGAGTGTCGCCATGTACTGGGCCAATGGCCGTTTCTTGTTTAGGTTGCAATGACAACTTGTTGATCGGCTCACTGATGTGAGCACTAGCAAGAGTATGAAAAGGTAAACTTTTCATAGGGGTGACATCCTCAATGACGGGCACGTTGGTAAAACCAAAGAAGCTCGCCACATTACCAACAGCATCTGATACCACTTCAGTTGCTTTGGCAAGGGGACCAACCACGGGTGCGTTACGTAACCTGCCGGCAATGTTACCGACGGTAGAAGCGATGCCACTTATTTGGCCATTCACTTTGTATTCGTTCCTACCTTGTAACGCCAACATGGCAGTTGGTCCTGACAACCTCACATTCTCCGCCCATGCGTAGATGTTGATTGTCGCACCAACACCGACAGCTGCATTTGCTGATCGGAGATCGGTGTACTGCACTAAGACCAAAGACCCCATATTCTGGAAATTTACTGCCAAGTCTGTATTGATGTAATTGTTATACCATAGGAATGGTAAAGTCATCTCGGCAGAAGATGTGGTTTGTGGATCAAGCCACACCTTAGGTCTTTGTGAAGCAGCAACGCGATAGCCAACCCCATTAGCCGCATATCCCGCGGTATCTGAGAGCAAAAGCTCTAAGGGGTTATACACTGCGGCTATAGAGCCGTAGTAGAACGGACTCGCATTAATAACGATCTTTAGCTTCAAATCGCAAGCTATGAGGCCAAAGTTCGTTAACTTATTCTTGATCTGGGTGAGGTTGAAGTAATCTCGCCACGGATAAATCCGCGTGCGGATACCATCCGCCTGCCCTTCATTCCAAGAATAGGCTGCTATCTTGGCAGGCCTACTAAGAAAACTTCGTAAGTCTGCTTCAAGCATCAACTCACCAATCAAAGGATCTGGTGAAGTTGAAAGGTCAAGTGCTTCAGGAGTCGTCTCGTTGTAAAAAACGGTCTGTTCCTGAGTCAAGTCTGTTGTATGTCCAGTTTCTGGTACCGAACTAACCTGATTATTAATTTCTTCATTCGACTTGCTGAGTTGGTTATTTTCGGGCACATAGCTAAACTCATTACTATATACCTTAGTTTCTTTTATGGGCAGCAACCGCGCCCTTCCGTAAAAACGGACTTTGGGGAACACCCTGGTGACAATTTTCCCGACGCCCACTCTCATCGATCCCTGAAGAAACAGTTCAGGAACGATGCAGTAACTGCAATCGGGAAGCTCAATGTGGTTACGACCTTTGAGCACGGCCGTGTGAGCAGGTTTGCTGGAAGCGGACCAGAACCTCTCAATATTTTGTTCCCACGTAAAGCGGGGGAAAGCCTTCATGTGTTCCGCTAGGCTCTCGCTTTTAGGCATTGTTTCAATAATGTCCTCAATGAAATCGAAGAAATGCCTACCATGATAAAATGCCTCGGCTGACGCTGACATGATAGCTTGAGCCAGTTGTTCTGACTCCGAACATGCTTTTGACTTTGTGTGATAAGTCAACATCTTAAAT